ATTTAACATAATATTCTTTTGTTGCACCATCTTCTTTTATTGAACCATTCTCAACTATTCTACCAATAACCCCAGTTGCGTTTGCTAAAGATGATTGATTAAATGTTTTTTGAATAGATTTTAAAGCCTCTATCATATTTTGATTCATATTTAAAGTAGTCATTTGCATTTGGCTATCTAACATCTTATTCATATCATGTGGTTTTGTTGGATCTTGAAGCTTAAGTTGTTCCATCATAATCTTTAGAAAATCATTTGTTGTTAGCTCATTATTTTCTATACTTTTAGTAATTTTATTCCCATATTTGTCTACTTCACTTTCTGCTTTTGCGGTTTTATTCTCTTTATACTTTTGATCTGTTTGTGTTGGGGTATTACCATTTATGCTCATATTATCTGACATAATAAACTCCTTATATCATATGTTCTTCAAAGAAATATCTAACAACATTATCAGAATCCATAGCATCTTGAACTCTAACTGCTAGTTTTTCATCAATTACGATTATATCACCAGTTCCTATAATCCTTGAATTTACATAAATTTCACCTCCAGAACCTGCTGGTTTATGTAAGGAAATTATGTCACCTTCTGTTAATTTCAAAAATTGACCAACAGATATGCTCGTACTTCCAAGCATAACATCAACTACAATTTCTGTATCAACTAATAAATCGTAAACTCTTTCACTAATTTCCATTTTAATACTTTCATATTATTTGGCTTGATTATACCATAAAATTAATTATTTTTATATTTGTTCTGTAAATTCTATATAATAATATAAATAAAAAGAAAAATTGTGTTTAATTGGCTTAGATTTTAGCTATTGAAGTATCTTTAAAATCTTTAAACTTTTTCTCTTTTAAATTTGAATTAAAATCAATAGCAGTTGCTTCAATTGTTGTATTAAATTTTGAAAACTTTACATTTTGAACTATAAAACTACCACAAAAGAAATCATTTATATAAGCTCTTATTTCATCAGAGTATTTTGGTCTTTCAAACTCTCCTAATACCTCTAAAACAATACTATCACTTAATACACCTTTTTCATCTTTATAGCTAAAGCTTTCTAGGTTTAAAGATACATTTTTACCATTTACTAATAACGTAATAAAATCTAATCCCATAATCGCTTAACACTCTTTTTTTCTTTATTTTTTAAAGCAGGAAGATTTACAATATCTGCTACTTCTAAAATTAACTTATATTTTAAGTGTGGATTTGCTTCTAAGACATCTTTAAAAAAAGCTAAATTTTTATAAACTTTATATACTACTTTATCTAAAGTTGTTTTTTGTGTAATAGTATATTTAAACATCAAAATACCTTTTTAAACTTATAGTAAACTCCTCTTTTATATGAGTTCCATCTTTTAAAAAAATAGATTTTGTAAAATCTATTTGCTCTATAATAACCATTGCATATACAACATTAGCTATTATTAAGCTTACAGGTTTTGCAATTTTTATTAACTCTTTTAAATCATCTAAATAGTTGTTACTCTCTAATATCACAACTGCACTAAAAGATATACTCTCATCCCAAGAACCTACACTAAATCTTGCTTTATTATTTCCTATTCTTATTTTACTAGCCCACTCTTGAACTAAACTATGTGTTATACTAGAAGCTACTTGGATTTTAAAGTTTCCTATTTTCCCTATTAACATTAATTTATTCCTCTATTAAATTTATCTCTGTTTATATTTTCAATTGCTTTTTTAACTGCTTTTTCTACTTCTACATTTGAAGATGGATTATTTACATTTATACTAATATTATAAGCATTTGGAATTGTATTATAAGATGCTATACTTGATATAGGTTTTTCTTGTAGTTGCATTTGTGGAACTTTAGCTATTGCTAAAGCAGTATTTGAACTATCAATACCGAAGAAACTACCTATACTTAAGCCAATATCTTTTATCCACTTTGTACCTTTGCCTATAAATGAAAAAAGATTATTCCAAATATTTGTAATAATTTCTATAGGGCTTATAAATATAGTTAAAACGGCATTTATACCATCTTTAAAGCCTATTTTAATACTATCCCAAAAGTTTAAGAAAAATGTTTTAATAGGCTTCCAGTACTCATATATTAACCCAGCCCCAACAAGTAAAAGTCCAATACCAGTTGCCCCTAAAAAACTTCTAAGAGAGAGTTTAGCTATATTAAATGCTTTACTTAAAAATAGTGTAGTAGTACTAAAAGCTTTTGTTGTAATTGTGCCTAAACTTAAAGATGCCATATATAATTTTGAACTTATTGTTGTTGCTATTGTTGCAAGGTTAAATCTTTTTAAAGAACTTGTTGCTAAGTTTTTAAAAAATGTCCATATTTTTGTTGTAGCTATACAAATAGCTGTTATAGTACTATTTACTCTTAAAAGTGTTGTAACAATTTTTAACATACTAGAAAATTTTAAAATTCCATTATGTACAAAAAACCAAGCATAGCCTAGAGTAGGTAGAATAACTGATATCCCAATTGCTCCTGCTACAAACGAAGAAAAAACGGCAGATACTTTTGGAAAACTTGTAACAAAAGTACCTACAATATTTGCAATAGAACTTAAAGCTTTTACACTAAAACTTATAATAGGCAATAAAGAAGTTCCTAGGCTTATTCCTAATTTTGAAATAGAGTTACTTAATAAAATAAAATTATTTGCTGTTGTATTAGATCTTACTTGAAACTCTTTTTCCATACTTCCTTGATACTTTTGTTTATCATTTAAAAGCTCTATTGCATCTGTATAGTTTTGCATCCCTTGGGTTAATAAAGCTACATCATCCGCATAACCAACACCAAAAAGATCAGTTAAAATACCTAGTTTTTCGCTTTGTTCTATATCATTTAATCTGTTTAAAAAATCAACAATAGTTCCTTGGGCATCTTGGCTTATATTCTCTTTTAGTTCATTTGCACTAAGTCCTATTAAGCCTAAGGCATTTTCAAATTTAGCTCCTTGTCCTGTGGCATTTCCTAAAGTTGTTAATATAGAGTTTATTGCAGTTCCAGTTACTGCAACTGGTTTACCCATAGATAAAAATGCACTAGCTAAAGAGGATGTTTGCTTGGCACTTAATCCAATAATACTTGAACTTCCACCAACTTTTGCTAAAACTTCTATTAAATCTTTTGCTCTAGAGGCAGAATTATCGCTTAAATGATTTAAAGCATCTCCTAGACTTTCCATTTGGTTTATGTTTAGTCTAAAAACATTCATAAGAGTTGCACTTGACTCTCCTGCTTCTTGGGTACTCATATCAAATGCTGTACTCATTTTTGCTGTAATTTGAGTGAATTCTAAGAGTTTATCTTTTGCAATACCTAGCTGACCACCACTAGCAACAATTGTAGCTAAGCCTGTTGCATTGATAGGTATTTGTGTACTTAGATCTAAGATTTTGGTTTCAAATTTTTTTGCTTCTTCTTTTGAGCTAAAATCTACTACTTTTTTAACATCAGCCATAGAGCTTTCAAAATCAATAGCTAATTTAATAGGTGCCACAATAGTAGCAGCTAGGGCTAATCTTTTACCAATACTATTTTCAAACTCATTCATTTTAAGAGTATTTGTTTCAATTTTAGCTTGATTTATTCTTAGTTTTTCTAAAGATTGGTTTAAAACTCCTACTCTTTTATTAGCTAATTCATACTCTTTTGAGTTTACTTTTAAATTAGTTTTATTTTTTTCTATTTTTTTTATTGAAGTTTCTAGCTTTCCAATAGCTGTAGTTGTAGCACTTAATGCAGATGCACCTGTAAAAACTGCTCCTATACTTATCATTAGTCCAGTTGTTTTTAAACTCATTTATTATATCCTTTTACTATGTATAAAGAAGAAATTTTAACCCATATTGTTATTTTAATACATACAATACTATTTTTAATATATTCAGATGTATTTCAAGAGCTTGATGTAACTTTCTTATCGTTCCTTGGACTTTTCGTCATATTTTATTTTGGTTCTTTTGTTCTTGCTGTTTTTTTTACTCCAATTACAGTTATTGAAGTTTTTATTTTAGATCTACTAATATCACTTTTTAGAACTATCTACAACTTGCTTATTAAAAAAAAGAAAATCATCTAAATACATATCCATCATATCACTATAAGAAAAATGCAAAAAACTTCCTAGATTATACATAACAACTCTTGCATCACTCCAAGATATTAAAAAAAACCTTGTAACTCTTTTTCCAAGATTTTAAAATCTTTAAAAGATAGCTCATTTAACTCATCATTACTAAGACCTGTTAGATTTGAAATTAGTAAATAAGTTCTCTCTTCTTCGTTTTTCTCAAAACTTACTGCTCTAACATCTCTTACCTTTGGTTCTCTTATATTTACAACTTTCCCATTACTTAATTCTACTTGAGAAGCTACTTGTTCTTTGTTATTTTGTTTTTCCATCTACATATCCTTTTATCTATTTTTTCAACATTAAAGCTAAAAGCTTTAAATTTTGTTTTCATTAAAAACTCATTAGTGCCTTTTTGGTTCTCTCTAGCACATCAGTTCCACCAACTCTTACAATATTTGCCATCATATCAATCTCTACTTGAGGTATTCCTCCTATTTCACAAAGCCAATACAAAGGGCTTAACTCTAAAGATATTTTATATATCTCTCCATTTTTTCTCTCATCAATTTTTATATCAAAAGAGCCTTTTAATAAATTTCGTTCAAGTATTACATCTGAATTCTCTTTATTTATAACATTTGCAAAAACCATTGTTGCTTTATCCATATTTGAAAAACTATGATATATTATTGGATTTGTTATCTCTATATTTGCACTAGCTTTTAGCTGTTCAACTGCCCCAAAAGCTCTCTCATACTCTCCTGCAGCACTTGTAAATTTTACTTTTTTCCATACTAAATCAGGAGTTTTAAAAGTCCCAACTCCTGCAAAACCAAAGCCCTCAATAAAAAGAGTTACATTATTATTTACATACCCTTTTATATTTTTCATTTATCTTCTCCGTTAATAAGATTATATATTACTTCACTATAAGCATCTACTCTATTAAATGTTACATGAATTAGTCTAGGACTTGGCATCTCTTGAGCATCAACTATAAAATAAAACTCTCCTGCACTAATACGCTCTTTTGTAGTTCTATTTAAATCCAACTCTACACTAAATCCAGCCATAACTTCATCGCCAACTAAAGCATTCATAAAGCCTCTTAAACTATCTTTTGCACTAGAAAGTGCGGAGATATCTTTATCAACTGCATAAAAAATACCATCAATAACAGCACTTGCTGCTAAATCAAAAATTCTTACTCTTCTTGCATCAGCAAATATACTATCTTCACTTGTTGTACTATACTCCCAAGTTCTAAATCCTTTATAGAAAATAAATGACATAATCTGCTTTTGCGTAAGTGGGTCTGTCTCATCTAAGCTTCCTGCATAAAACTCACTAGGGCTTGTAACACCAGAGATATTTAATACTCTATTTGAAATACTTTGTGCATATCCTGTAGAACTACTTGCATCTACAAAGCCCCTTAAATATGCTAAAATAATGCCTGAGTCATATTCTAGGGTTTGCTTCTCTTTTGTATTAAAAAGTAAAACTGAACATTTTGCTAAGCTTACTCTATCACTTCCAAAACCCTCTCTTTTCAGTATTGCATCGCTATTACTAGAGGCATACAAATTTATAAATGTTCTAGCTTTTAAAGCTTTACAAACATTAATAAGTGCATTATTCACATCCATATCAAAACTATCATAAGCACCTGCTATAATATCAGCTTTATATCCTGTTATACTGCTTGATGTTTTTAGTATATTTATAGCATCTATAAAGTTTGCTTTTTCTTCATCTTCATCTTGAGCTGTTTGGCAAACACTTATAATAGTTGGAACTATAAGTGTAAACATATCTTCACCAACTTTTAAATACTTTTCTAAATTTCCTAAATCATCTTTTAAAATATACTCATTGTCAAAATACTCTAAAGCCTTTTTAGGACTTGAAAATCCATAAAGGCCACTTGGTACTATGCTTGATTTTAGTACTAGTGCAATAGGCAAAGTAGATGTTACACTAATAGGTCTTGCACTTGTACTTGTAATTTGTGTTACTATCCCTCTTTTAATACTCATTTATTCTCCTTTTATTTAATCTTCTAATTCTCTTATTCGCTCTCGTACTTCTGTCCTTTTATCTATTACTTCTTGTGGCACAGGTTTGGAAGTCTCAGCTAATCTTACATAATAAAAGTCTGTATCTTTTAGATACTCTTTTAAATCTTCTAACTCTTGAAGTTTTTTATCTTCTTCTATCTCTTTTTGTGTTCTTAAATCTTTGTGTTCAAACTTATTAGTTTTTTTATTATAAAAGTTTGCATTAATACTTATAGCTTCTTGCCAAATTTCATAACTTACTTCTATATTTTCATTAGGTATATTATTATGAAGCTCATCATTGTACCAACCTTGTATTTTTCCGTTATTATCTATATGTGCATAGTATTTCATTTTGTACCTTTGTTAATATCCAATTGCTAAATAATAAAATTCTGATCGTATAGACCTAGATGCCCAAATTTTAAAATGAGTTTTTGATACAATTCCACCTCTTGGAATACCTTCATAATCAGCAAATCCAAAAGTTAGACAAAGACCTGCATTTGGAAAAGCAATAGGAAATGAAAAAGTATATACTCTGTCCCATATGCTTGTATATCCCCATTGAAGAATAATCCCAGTGCTACTATCTTTAAACCAACCACTTGCACCTTTATTTGCTGTGTTTTGTGAAGCGTTTATAGTCTCAATTGTATTTGCAACTACACTATTTAAATCATTTACGATTAAATCTAATTGCTTTTTATTTACTGCTTCATTTTCATTTTGTGCAGGGGCTACTTTAAAAGTATTTGTCCGATCTCCGTTTATAAAAGCATATTTTTTAAGCTGTGAACTTAAATACTCTTTAGTTGCAAGTACAACTCCATCATCTACTTTTAAAGTTACATTTGCACTATTTGAAATTTCCAAAACAACTTTTATAGTTAAATCTTTACTTGCTCCTTGCTCAAGCAGTGGTTTATATGTTTTTGGCACTTTCCCCACTGCAAAAAGTACACCATCGTTTGTATATATACCAATAGAACAAACATCAAACCCACCAACACTTCCTGGTATTACACCTTCAAGTATTAAATGATGTGGATTTATGCTATCTTGAAAAATCGAGTTTATATCAAACCTATACTTTTCATCTTCTAATATTGTCATATCACAGCTTGGTAAGTTTTCATTATCGCTTACAGCCATTTTTGATAGTTTTATATCTTTATTCTTCTCTTTTGCTTTTATTAAAGCTTCTATTCCACTATTGGTTAATAGTGTATAAAACTCTTGTGTATTACTGCTCAATTTGATCTCCTATTATTAGATTTATATTTAAGCTTTCTTCTAAGCTACAAGCTAGAGCATAGCTTTTTATTGCCTTAGTTTTTAACTCTTGTATTAAAAGTGGTCGAACTTCTATACTCTCTCCACTTAAAATTGCAAGAGCATATTTTTTGCCTAGTTTAACTTCTGTAGTTATTACAATTTTTTCTAATACACTTCTTACATTTTTATACTCATCTATAGCTTTTTCTAACTTTTCGTAAAACTCTTTTGTTATTGGATTTGTATCTGCTTTTACTTCAACTTTAAAATAGTAAGGTTCTCCATATTTTTACATCCCTAAAAAGTATATTTAAAGCTCTATTTAGACTATAAGCTGTGCCTTTATATAAATGTAGATTAAAATGTATTAGCTCTCTTGCTTCTTTTTCATCCAAACCATCTATATTAATATCAAAACTATTTGCTAAAATAACAAGTAGTTTTTTAGAGCATGTTAAAGGTAAAGTATTTATTAAACTTAAATCAAAACTACCTAATCTATTCTCAAAAAACAAATCTAGTTTTTTATCAAAGCTTGATTTATGATTTGGTAGTAAACTCATAATACTGCCTTTATATAATTTAGAGTGTATTTGATACTTACAAATTGGCTAGGACTAACTATAATATCAGCTAAAGGATTTTCTAGCTTTACTCTATAAACTCCGTTTTGATGTAAAACCTTATAGATATAGCTTAGATTTAAATCAACTCCAAGGCTTAACTCTTGTGAAGTATTTAAGATATTTGTATTTATCTCATTAGCTCTATGCATATCTTCAAGCTCTAAAACAGCAATAACTTCTACATCTATTTTTTCTGCATTATAAACTTCTACTTTATCTGTAAGTGGT